CGGCACTTGGGTTTCAGAACATATAAAGACAGCAATCCTTAAATATAATTATGAGATTGATAAAATACCAAAACTATTGGTAAAAGATTTTAAACCAGAAGAACTTAAGCAATACGAAGAAATCGTTTCATCTTCTTAAATAAATTTTTACGTTTTGTTTTTCTTTCACTGATCACTACTTGGGCCTCAAGTTCTATAAGACGGCCTAGTAAAGACGCAAGAAATACATCCTGTTTCATTTGATGCTTTACCAGATGAGTGCAATACCGTTTGATGCTATAGACATCATCAGAGGCAAGAATGTCACGGCATCTCTGTTCCACCGATAATTCTAACTCTAATGGAGCATCTTCTATCTCGATGTTCAGGAATTTTCTTTTCATTTTACTGGAAAGAGTTTTTCTTCTATCATTTTGACGATGGCATCATCCACATCATTATCAGATTTCTTGGCAAGATCTTTTAGGAGGTTCAATGCTGCCTTACGTAGAGATTCACTTTTACCAAACTTGATAAACAGATTAATTAGAAACTTTGACATTAGTTTATTGTGTTACTTTCCAAACATAACAGTATTTGCTAAGTTTGGCATATAGCTGTCTAATTAAGCAATGGTCATCAGCTTACTCCTCACACTAAGGCAGTTTTCTTAATATGGAAGAACAAGAAGAAAAAGAAAGTAATCGTGTAGAAACGATTGTCAAAATTGCGGTGTTAGTTTGGTCTGCTGCAATGCTAACTCTTTCTTATTACGAGCCTCCATCTGGTAAGAAGATTGTGGACTTTGATCCAACTTTCATCGCTTCGATCTTTTCGGGAAGTTTAGCCAGTTTCGGTTTACAGGTTGGTAAGAAAAAAAACAATAATCCTCCTAAAATAGTAGATAATAGTAAAAACAAAGTAGGTATCAAATGAAAAAACTGATCCCATTTTTATTTATTGTCGGAAGTCCTACCGCAGTATTAGCAGATATTTCTCACTCAATCCAAAACGTAGTTTTAGTTACTACATTAGGTGCCAGTTCAACAGCAAATAGAGTTGGCACAACCTTCTCAGCATCAGGAACAAATGTCACCCCAACAGCTAGTGAAACTGCTAATGCGATAGGTACGCTTGATCTGACAGATGCACAAATCACAAATGGCGTTCCTACTATAGATTCAACCACCACTTACGCAGTAACTACTGCTGGTGATGCGTGGTCTGTGTCAGAAAGCTTTATTCAAGGCGATTCCATACCTACAAGTTTTTTAGGAACAACGGTTACTAATGGTGTTGTGCCATCGTTACCTATCTTCGGAGATACCACAACTGTAAGTGGTGGAGATATCGGCACTACCGCCATGACAATGGATTCTGGTGGGGCAATGACAGTCAATTTATCTGCAACAGGAGCAGGTGTTACAGCACAGATGCAAAGTACGATCAAACTTGAAATTGATTAATGCGGTGGCTTGTATTTATATTCTTCGCAATACCTAGTGCAAATGCTGGAAGTATTACACCTTCCTTCTCTACAGGCCAGATGGAATCAAGTAGTTCAAGCAAGACCATTATCGTGGAGACAATTGTTACAGAGAATTATCGGACAGGGTATTCATATAGTATGCAGGGGTCTAATGTACAAGTCAAAGATGGAACTGTTATCTCTCCTGATGCGACATATACAAACACACAGACAGTCAATGGGGTTTCGTTTCAATGGGTGACTCCAAACTTAACAACCAAGCCCCAATGGGAGATCAAAACCCCAGGAGAAGCCTTTTCAATCACCGAAAACTTTTTAGCTCCAGGTTTAGATGCTACAAGCACAATACAGAGAACAATAAATACAGAAAGTCAGAGTACAAGTTTAAGTATCTTCTCGCAATAACACTATTAGCACTATCGCCCAAAACCCTTGCAAATACTGTAAGTTCGCCCTCGGCCAGTTCGTCAGGCACGGTTATTAACAATGGCTATCAATCAATTTCGGGAGGCTTTCCAACTCATAGATATTCACAGGGTATTCAATGCCAATTACCAACTTTGGCTATCAATCCCTTTGTCACTAAAGGACAAAATTACAGCCATCCAAAAGTTACAACAACCAGAACCAACATTTACGATCTTTCAGAAGATGCTGATGGTAATCTTATTAATCCTGGTCGTATCCTTTATCAGTCCGAACAACCAAGACTAGATCAAACAACATTTAATCTTAATTATGGAATTACAGCATCAATACAAATCCCACTTGGTGGTCAGGGGTTTAATAAGGCTTGTTTAAGGGCTGCTGAAACACAGATAAAAGGACAGGAATTCGCACTTACTAAGGCTAAATTAGAAGCCAATCTCGCAAGATTAAAAATTTGCTCCGAGCAACTTAAGCTGGGCGTTAAATTTATTGGGGATGATGCCGTTACCTGTAAAAACGTAGTATTAACAACGATACCTAATCAAGTTATCCCACATACTCACGAATTAAAGTAGACAAGCCACGGGCTGTGGTAAGACTCATCTACAGATAACTATTTTAGCTTTTTTTCTTTCTTCTTTGTAAGTTTTTTTACGATATTCTTAACTAATGGTTTGATGATATTAAGTAAAAGTGGAGAACTGGCAGCGACCAAGCCAATAACAGCAGTAGATACAATGCTAGAAACTTCTGGAATGTACTGATCCTTAAACGGGACATCCTCATAAAGTGTTATACATTCAATCCCATCATCCCCTCTTTTATGGCCGATGACACGTTCTAATCGTTTTTCGTTACGAAAGTCTCCAACTCTTTGATTTGATTTACCAGGGCAGGGTTCAAATTCAATCTTTTTGTCTTTCTTTGGTTTTACAGTTTTTTGTTGAGTTTGTGTTGGGGTAGATGGTGTTGATCTGGGAGTTTCTTCTGTATAAATAATTTCATTTGGATCATATCTTATTGAATCGTAAGAAGGTATTTGACCTTCAGGGCAAACAGTATATGTTCCATTAGGATCTGCGATTAACAAGGAAGGGTTGCGTGTAGTTTCTAAATCTCTGTGATATAAATTACAACCTGGTATTTTGCCTTCAAGTTTATGTTTTATAAAATATGGTGTATCAGGTAAATCAATAGTTGGAAGTGTAATCTGAGGTATTTTTATTTCACTCATCTTTATCTATATCACCAATAGAAATAGACCAACCATCTTCTCCAAATTTACCAGTTTCTATGATTTTAGGTTTTGTCATTTTTGCATCCATATCATTATGGTATTTTTTTATCTCATCATCTAATTCAAGTTGTAGTTTTTTTATTCTTATCCAAGACACAAGTTTATCAATATAATATTTAATTAATTTTTTGAAAAAACCAAAGATCATTTAATGATCGGCATTGATGGACCTGTTACTTTTGGTAAACCCTGATCTAATACTTTGGGCATCATTCCAGATACATTTGCAAGGATTTCATTCATAACTTTTGCCTTGAACTGCTCTGAAGTTACATATTTATATCCAAAGTATGCCCCACCACTCATAGAAGCTACCATTACAAATGAGATAATACTAAGAACATTAGCTATTTTTTGAAACATGATTAATAAAATGGTAGCACCACTTACTCTGATGGTACTGTTTTTTCTTGTAGGGTTGATGCCTCTGTTTCTGTTGGCTGGTTATCTTCGGATTTTGACATCTCCAAAATCTGCTGATCTAACAACTTTATCGCACCAGTAATTTCATAAAGATTTGCAAATTGTTTTTCTTTTTCAAACAACAGTTGTTGTCTTGTTTCTTCTAATTTTTGTAAATCCATTTATTAAGCGTAGAGTGTTTTACCTTTTGTTATAGCAGCATCAATATCTGTAAACGATTCGGATGTCCAGATAGATGTGCTTCCATCGGTTTTTGTATAACCTTTAATAATTTCAAGATGTTTTACATTTCTTTCTATCATTGCTTTCCATTCTGCCTCAGTATCAGAAGAGCCTGTTCTTGATATATATGCTGAATAATTAGCATCTGAATTAATTAAAGTGACACTATCACCAGCAGCAGTATAAATTTCTGCGATTTCATCTGCGGTTCTTTCTTCCATGATAAAAAGTTAGTTGTTTTCAGTTTACCCTATTTCGAGGGCTGTGACTTTTGCAGATAATTCCTGCACCGCTTTTACTAATATTGGTACAAATTTCCCATAAGATGCTTCTAATTTATCTGGATTGGATTTGTAAACCGCACCAATATAATCATTTTTATTACCTAATACTGCATCAATTTCTTGTGCAATAAAACCAAGTTCTGTCTTTCCATCATTTGCACTAGGTTCACGCATTGCCCATGTAAATTTTCTAGGTCTTAGTGCGTTTATTAAATCAAGTCCATCTTCTGAATCAACAATATCTGTTTTATCTCTTTCATCTGAAAGTGCACTGATTGATTGTACTTGGCAACGAATTGCAGTGATACTTGAATTACCAAGAGTTACTTCATTTGTTGCGTCAGCAGCTGAGGGATCTGCCTGATAACCAAGAGATGTGTTGTTTGATCCAGTTGTAATAACATCACCTGCTTGTGAACCCACGGATGTGTTTTGGGCCCCAGTTGTGTTAGATAATAAAGAATTATAGCCAAGACCAGTGTTATCGGAAGCAGTCGTGTTTGAGCCTAAAGAATTTGAACCTAAACCAGTATTTTGAGTTCCTGTTGTATTTGCATTTAATGATGATCCACCTACCGCAGTATTATCATGTGCTGTTGTATTAGATCCTAGAGCATTTAAACCTATTCCAACATTCTTATTTCCTGTAGTGTTAGCATCTAAGGCTGAAGAACCTACAGCAGTGTTGTTGGCTCCTGTTGTGTTTGCTTGTAATGCAGAAAAACCTATCCCAGTGTTATTACTCGCTGTAGTGTTATTTTCTAAACAGTCTTTACCTAATGCTGTGTTAGATGACCCAGTAGTATTACTTCCTAAAGCTTTTTTGCCTAAACAACTATTGTCATTCCCAGTAGTATTACTTCCTAAAGCATTTACGCCTAAACAACTATTGTCATTCCCAGTTGTATTAGCATTAAATGAAAGTGAACCTACACTTGTATTTCTAGTTCCAGTTAAGTTTAATCGTGAAGACTGATAACCAACAGCAGTGTTATTAGACGCTGTTGTGTTGTCCCCAAGAGCATTTTGACCCACAGCAGTGTTGTTGGCTCCTGTAGTATTATCATTCATTGCTGCTCTACCAACAGCAGTGTTGTTACTTGCAGTTGTTGTATTTCTAAGAGCTTGTTGCCCAACAGCAGTATTTTCTGAACCTGTCGTCAACTCAAATAATGATGAAGCTCCAAGAGCAGTGTTTTGATTTCCAGATGTTAAATCAGTTAAAGTCTCAGAACCCACAGCAGTGTTTTGGGATCCTGTGACAGCAGCATTTAAAGCACTTTCTCCAAGAACAGTATTACCTACAACAGAGTTTGCACCTTTACCTATATTTATAGAATTTATCGTTCCATCAATAGGAAATGCTGGCCCACCAGCTAAAGTAAATAAATCTAAAAAAGCGTTATTTGCTGTATTTCTAAGCTGCATCATACTTGTGGAAGTATTAGCAAAAAAACCACTTGCAAAGGTTGTACTAGCAGCCGAAGATCCAGAGTTATTTGTTGCTATTGCTTGTAAAACGGTATTAATATCAGCCCTGACGTTAGCACCCGTCGAGTTGTCTATTGTATAATCTGAAGCTTGTGCCATTTGTAATACAAATTTTATTTAATTATATACTATCAGAAATTAACTTCCACGCCCAAAACCAGTTGCTGCATATTTAAAATTCCTGTTTACATTGTTACCGTTAGAATCTTTCACATCAATATCAAAACCTGTTCCAGTTATATTTGATAAAACAAAGAAATCTCCCTGTGATTGATTTTCTATTGTTATACCGATTGATGGTAAAACAGAATTTGCTGCAACGCTAGTTCCTGATTGACCAGTAAAGAAACTATTTGTAAAAGTAACTGATTTTGTAGAAGTACCAGAGGCGATAAACCCACCTGCAGATGCTCCTGCATTACCAAGGCTTGTTTCTGTTCTACTTTCTATTTGTGCTGTATAACCTAACTGTTCAATTTCTATTGATTGTGCAATATCTTTTGTTTCTAAATCACATCTAAATTTGAAACCCCTTGCAATATATTTACCATTTACAAAAGGGTTAAACT